TTAAATCTTTTTAATTCTTCTGCGAGTAAAAATAATGTGCTTCGTTCTATATCTAATATATTTTTTCTAGAATCATAATACTCTAGTAAGTCTAAACGTTTAACTCTAGCTGTGTTTATAATAGTTAAATATTCGTTATCAGAATTAAATGTACCATCTTCTGTGGAATAGTTTGCAGTCCTAATAGGTATGCCACATTTCTGCCCAAATTCCTTATAGTCTTCTGACTTCATCATTTTCTCTTTAGTCATACCTAACTGATTAAATGCGTATGAATGTAGAGTTCTAAAGAAAGGTAAATCGTTCTCTTTATCTAGTCCAAACTTCTCTGCAGCACGATCAGCCGCCTCTGTTGCGGCTTTTTTAGTAAACGAAAAGTACCCAATTTGTTTAGGTCTAATCCCGTTCTTTAGGAATTCGTCCACTAAGTTTAACAACGTTGTTGTTTTTCCCGTTCCTGGTGGCCCTAATATTATTGTCTTCATATTTCTTCAACTTCCTTTCTGCTATATTTAAATGTATTTGTGTTAGTTCTAGTTCTTCTTTTAATTGTGCTATCTCTTCTCTAAACCTTAAATGCCAGTTAATTCCTATTTTAGAACTCATTAAAAATGTTCCTGTTGATAAGGTTCTTTAGAAGTGGATGGTTCTACCTTTTTCATAGTATTAATTTTAATTAGTCTTGGTGTTTGTTTTTTAATTGTCATTCTTATTTCTTCTACAAATATTTCTTCTAATCTTTTTATTAAGTTACCTGTTTTAATTTTATCCATATCCCAGTTATTTTTTTTTAAGAAACTATAAAAATCTTCCATTCTAAAATATGTAAAGTCTCCATCTGTGTATGGTAATTTATTAAATATATCGTCCATAGTTCTTGCTGTCTGTCTGTTAGTAGTCCAATCTTGCAAAAGTCCTGTTACTTCATTAATAGGATCTAAAGACTCCAATGGTTCTACTTCTTGTAAGTTAGTCATCATTGGTTTTAAAAAATGTTGTTTCCAATCTTTTGGTTTAGGTACAGGTACAATTTTATTTGCTTGATCTAAACATGCTAAAGCAAACATACCAGGATTGTAAAGTTGTTCTGATTTTAATTCTATTCTTTTTTTATCTACATCTAAAAACCATTGTGGTGGTGTTGATGTATACTTAGTTAAGCTTCCAAGAACAGGCATTTCTTCTTCACCAAATCCTACACCAAATCTTTTAGTTCTGCACAAGCCTGATTGACATACAGAATTAATTGGTGCATCTTTACATCTGTATTTGTCATAACCTTTTCTGTTAACTGACTTAATTAATTGTTGTACCTCATTATTATTTAAAGGTGGGTCCATAAATTTCATGTTGGCTTTTACAATTTCATCTTCCCATGTATCAGGTTTAGATTGTTTATAAAAAACTGCTATGTTAAATAGCGCATTGTTTCTAGATCCTTCTCCAAAACCAGTTGACGCTAACTTATTTAAACACGGCGGTCCCAAGGGGAAAGCTTCTTCTCTTTTCTGTTCTGCAACTCGAATTCCTTCAACATCTCCTTTGGTGCAACTATACTTATCATACGCAGTATAAAACTGCTCAAGTGTAATAGCATTACCGTTATCATCAATCGCATATCTTAGTCCTTTCGTTCCGTCATAGTAGGGTAAGTTTAAAAAATTACCAGTGTCCCCACGTTCCACTAATATTTCTGTTTGTTTTGGAAAAATTTCTGACCCTTCGTAACCTAATACAATAGCCATCTCTTTTAATTTTGATTGCATCAAAGATGCTGCAATGTTTTCTTTTGTAAATAAAAATACGTGTGCGCCGCCTGATTTACTACGGCAAACTATTAAGGGTAGCTTATGATCCCTAATACTTTTAATGAGGCCAGCGTGATCAAAGTTATATTCGTCAATATCAATACACCCCCACCTACAATCATTAGTATCTGTGATAGGGATAATGCCGAGGGCTGCACCTCTTCCTGCCAAGTGATCGGACCAAAGCCCGTCGTTGACGTTTTTACGAACAATAAAGGCTTTGCCTTGTTGTTTGCCATTTTCTCCTCTGTCACCGGGTTGGTATTGTCCATATGCTATAGTTAATCCGCTAAATATTTGTTTGAATTTTTCCATATATTCCTTTTTCCTTTCTTTGTAAAGGGGATCTTGCGATCCCCTTAAAAATAAATTTAGTACGGAGTACTATCTTTACTTTTCTCTTCAACATCAGCTTTTGTTTGCACGTTACCCTTTGAGACACTTTGATTAAAGTCCTTTGCACTTAAGTACAAAGCCTTATCCTCTTGTCCCATGATTCTGTCTTGTGTAACAGACCAACCATACCAAGAACCTTTATCGTTCTTTTGTAGTACAGATGATAGGTTATACACAACCCCATGCATTGGAGGGATAGCAAATCCACCCTTACCGTCAGGTATTTGTATGGTTTTCATCATAGAATTCCATTTTTTACTAACGTTAAGCTGCGTAGATTTCATAGTTATCAACGCTGGTGTCATCCCACCTGCTTTTGTTTCAACCAAAACATAGTAAGAAGCTGTTTCTTCTAAGTAGTTACCGTTAGGTAATCTAATTTTAGATCCATCTCTCTTACCAGTTTGAATTACCGGACTGTTTGGTAGGTGAGAAGCTACAGGTGCTCCTGGGCCATCTCCTCTATCAGACCATTCTGGATAATCCTTTTTGTAGTAACAAGGAATAACCTTGAAACCTTTTTTACCATCGAACAATTCGCTGGTAACAGTATTATAAATCATGCCTGGTTTAGCACCTTCTATATACTTCGCATCCCCATCAGTTACCTGAGGTGATAGTTGTCCTAAGATTCTGACAAACGGTAACGCCATATCTTCTTGCGTCATGTTTTCAAAACCTTGTTGCAGGTCGTCGCCAAACAAGGCAACGGATCCTGTGTTTTTAGCTGTCATTTCATTAGCCATTATACATTCTCCATTAGTTATTTCCGGCTGATTTTAGTTTTATCTTTAATCCAAAGACTAAAGCAATCAGAAGGCATGTCGAGGCCGGCCTCAACACGCTCCCGATATAAAGCTGTTAACGTATTCCAAGACACATCAGATTTCTGTTGTGGCTCAAAACCATTCTCAGCTGCAAGGTTAAGCAATTGCTCAGCCTTGTCATCTTCTCCCTTACCAAAAGAAACAGAAACATTATTTTTAATAATATCTCCTAATCCTTGGTCACGAAGCCATTGTAGAGCATTCTCTCTTTTAGTATCATCTTTAGGTACTGTTGCTCTGAATTCTTTTTTAACAGATACTTTAGATCCATCAGATAATTTAATTTCTGATAAACCTTGTTCAGCAAGTAGTTCTGGTATTATATTAGAACTTATAAAGTCTGCTTCTTCTTTTTTCTTTTTAAGTTGCTCTTCTAAATCTGTAATCTCATCTTCTTTTCTTTTAAGATTAACACACTCAGCTGCTATTGTATTTACTTCTACATTATCTAAAAGATCTGTAGAATCATTTAACATCATATTTCTTATATCATCACTCATAGTTATCCTTTCTGGTAGAGATCGAAATTAATAGGATAGTATTTAGCCTCTCTTCGATCCCATTTCAAGAGGTTAAATTTTCCATTTGTATTATCACTTACTATTGCACAAGATATTCCTATCACTGCAGGATCTCCTGTTAATAATACGTAATCTTGTTCTCTAAAATCTCTTAAGTTTTTTTGCATTTTAAAAACAAAAGGACTAGAGCTAAATATTATTTGTGAGTCTGGACCAAAGTTAGGTAAACAAATTACCAGGTAACCAAAATCAGATGCACCTAATATATTTATATTAGCTGGTGGGTGTTGTAATACATAGACAAAATTTTCTTTAGGATTCTCTTTTTTAAAAGATAAAAAATCTGCCAAAGATTTAGGCTTGTATAATTCAAATATTTTATTTTTCATTTTTAAACTTTCTATTTAATTCTATTATTCTCTTGACAGACTATATAGTAGTGTTTATATAATTGTCAACTAGAAAGAAGAAATAATTATGAACTATAAATTTAAGACAAAACCTTACGACCATCAGATAAAAGCATTAGAAAAATCTGTTGATAAAAAAAATTATGCGTACTTCATGGAAATGGGTACAGGCAAATCTAAAGTGTTAGTAGATAATATGGCTATGCTTTATGATAAAGGTAAAATAAATGGCGCATTAATTATAGCACCTAAAGGTGTTTACAACAATTGGTATGTTGGAGAAATACCAACACATTTAGCTAGTCACATACAACCTAAAATGGTAATATGGACAGCTACAATTTCCAAAACAAAACAAAAAGAATACGACTCATTATTTGAAACAGGATATGATTTTCATATTCTTATTATGAATGTTGAATCTTTTAGTACTGACAAAGGTAGATTATTTGCAGGTAAATTTCTAAGAGCTCACAGAGCTATAATGGCTATAGATGAGTCCACTACTATTAAAAATCCTACTGCTAAAAGAACTAAAGCTATTGTAACGTTAGGTAAAGAAGCTTATTACAAAAGAATTCTTACAGGATCTCCTGTAACTAAATCACCGCTTGATTTATTTAGTCAATGCGCTTTCTTAAATGATGAGTTATTAGAATCTGGCTCTTACTATTCTTTTAAAAATAGATATGCAGTTATGAAAACTCATAATTTTGGTGGCCGTAGAGTACAACTTGTGCATAGTTATCAAAGACTAGATGAGTTAGCTTCTATTCTAAAAGGTTTTTCTTATCGTGTATTAAAAGAAGAATGTTTAGATTTACCTCCAAAAGTATACATAAAGAGAGAAGTAGAACTCAGTAAAGAACAGCTTCAAGCCTATTCTACTATGAAATCCGCGGCGCTCGCTACTCTAAAAGGTAAAATGGCTACCGCGCCTCACGTTTTAACGCAAATGATGCGTCTACACCAGATCACTTGTGGTCATTTAAAAAATGATGATGGTACTACTACTGAAATTAAAAGTAATAGAATGACAGAGCTTATGAATTTATTAGATGAAGTAGAAGGTAAAGTTATTATCTGGGGTAACTATATTTATGACATAGAAAATTTAGTTAAAGCTGTTGGAAAAGAATATGGAAATGATTCTGTTGTTCAATATTATGGTGCAACATCATCAGATGATAGAGCTAAAGCTATTAAAAAGTTTCAAGATCCAGATTCTAAAGTAAGGTTTTTTATAGGTAATCCACAGACCGCAGGTTATGGAATTACATTAACAGAAGCTGGTACAGTTGTTTATTTCTCTAATGGATATGACTTAGAAAAAAGACTACAGTCAGAAGACAGAGCACACAGAATAGGTCAAAAGAAGTCGGTAACATACGTAGACTTTATAGCACCAAAAACTGTAGATGAAAAGATTGTAAAAGCTTTACGTAATAAAATTGACATAGCTAGTCAAGTAATGGGAGAGGAATTAAAGTCATGGATCTAATAATATTAAATGATGGCCTATATCAACTGATACCTGTAACTAAAAAAATTATGGAAGGTATTGTTATAACTGCCGAAGTAGATTGTTTTGCTTTGTGTGATATTTTAAGACTCAAGCTAACAGGTTATGTTGATAGTTTAAACTTACATATAATGAATGATGGCTCTGGTAACTTTATTGGCTGTATGTGTAGATAGGATTTTCTAAGACAAAAGTATTTTTGTCGAGAATTACAAATCGACAAGCCCTGTTTCGCGATTCAAGAATTTATATTCTATTTTTTGTATGTTAAAGTCTTGTTTGATTTTATTACAGATTTTTTCTACGTCAAACTTTGCACAACTATAGACATCAAACTGCATTAGTGCAGGTGAGGGTTCGTCCCATACATGCATAGCGATGTGTGAAGTCTCAATAATTGCAACAGCAGTGATACCTCGGTTGCCTTCCATGTGACAGTACTTAACATAAGGACCCATAAATATTTTCATATCTATAGAAGCTACAAATTCTTTCATCCATTCTGTTAGTTGCTCTTCATCTACTGGTGGTCTGATTGCTTCAGCACGAATGATTAAGTGCTGATGCACTAGCAAACTATTTTTCATAAAGTTAACCTACGACTTTGCCGTCTTTCCATTCCATATCTGGAAGACCCTCAGAATATTTTTTACCATCAAAAGTTAATACTTGTTTTCTGTTTGAGTCTGATTCGTGATAAGATATGTGGACCCATCCGCCTGCAGGATCGTCTTTGTCAAAGTACTCCATGATCAGCTGATCAAAATCTACGTTGTTTTGTAGCCAATAAGCTGTCTTAATGTTGGGCACGCCAAATATTTCTAGGTCGACCGCCTGGCCCAGTGCATGTTGCGATGTCTTTTTACTACCGATCGCTTCACAAAGCGCCTCGCTCCGGTATCCGCTAGTGACTGTTACAGGCTTGTCGAAGTGTGCCCGTAGCGGTTCTAAAACTTCATAACATAAATCACCTAGGTTTTTTATCTCTGCTGATCCTGGTGTATTATCTATACCCTTACGTTGAGCAGTCATCGAATTGGTCATCTCTC